CTACGGTCCGGGTGAGTTCCCCCCGATGGAGGACGCTCCCGGATGGAAGAAGGGTCTTAATCACAGCTCAACCACGGCCACAGGACCGATCGTATGCGACAGATCGGTCATTCCAGAGTCGCTTGTGATTGAGGCTCTGGTTGCGCGCAGTAACGCGCACAGCGAGGTGATGAGGGAGCTCCTAACGAGGAGAAATGCCATGTGCCCCGCATCCGCTGAGGAAGAAGAGGAGAACCGGATCAATGCAGAATGGGAAATTGAAGATCCGGTTGGAGAGTGTGAGCCCTTTAAGCTGGGTGAGCTCGGGAAAGTGAAGGAGAATTATTCGTATAGTGAGGATACCAAGTGCTGGCATTACTCCAAACCGGATAGTTCGAATTTGCCCCCGTACTTGCCTGATATTGAAGAGCCGCCCACGGGCCGGCCTGAAGAGTGGTGGACGTATAACGAGCCGCTCGCTGAACAGGTACGTAGGTGGGAATTTTCTTTCCATGATTTCTTTACTCTTTTCCGATGGAGTGGCAAGCAGATGGTTAGCATCCTGTCTCTTGTCCCACTGATCACCATATTGGCAATCATGCTTTTGTGGTACCCCAATCTTGAGACTCTTGCGGCTATAGTCTTGGTGTTGGGCTTCAGTGTTTCCATTCGATTTCTCCCCTCAATTCATCCGTTGATTACCATGTGCGTCGAGATAGTACGCTCCGCTGTGGATTCGCTTGAGGAAATCAGGCGCAACGGTTTCTATCTTTTATTCAGTCGTGCACGACGGCTGTTTCTGGGAGTACCTTGTGATTACCCCAATTTTTTATATCTCATTCTCGCTTCCTGTTTCCTCAGCCTTGTAGCGTTACTACTATCGCTACTCTTTTTCGTTTTCTGGAAGTACATCAGCTATACCTTAGTGCTGGCAGATTTTATTTTGACCTGGGAGGTTTGGATGTGGAAACACATCTTACCTTCCAACTTCTGGCAGTACTGGTTATCGCTTCCCGAGGATCTCAGACATCTTATTGCTTGGATCTCATGGTTCAAGTACCTCGGGGTTACTTACTGGATCTTGTATTATTATGCGGACTTGTTTTTGCGTTCTACGAGTGTCACTTCTGTATATTTTAAACACTACGTGGAGGAACGAGTCGCTGGGGACAAGAGGCAACACACATTCAGGAATCAGGATTTGCTGGCCAAATCCTGTCCATTCGTTGTGGGAATCACAAGAAGAACATTTTTTGGGTTGATACCGTTGATGCGTGAGGATCGTCGTGTTTCTGCGACGATGATAATGGAACTTACCGCGCATAAGTTTTTGAACGGGTCAGTGGAGTTACCAGACACCATTGATAGGATCAACCGCGCGATGCAAGGCATAGGCTATTTGGATATTGACGCCTATGACATTTTTGGAAACTGCGACACCGCAGAAGCATCGCGAATACTTAGCATCTATTGGGCTAAGTATAGACTGGAGGCCAATTTTGGTCTCCGTCTCCAAGATTTTTAAATTGGGGACCGGCGCGGCTACGCCGTGTTGTGGCCTACGGATATAGATATGGTGAGGTGCCATTGAAGTCTCTGCCTCCATCAGAGCCAGGTACAAAATACAAAGAAAGGAAAAGTCCTGCCACGCGGCTACCAGTGATGACCTCATTGGGATGCCACGTCGAAGGAGCCTGCCTCCCTCACCCTGATATGTCCGATACCCACACCACGCGTGCCGGGGCCCAATCGAGGTTTTGCCGTCAACCTCCGCCAGCAAATCGTGCCTTGCTGCGAAAATTCCGACGGTTTGTAAGAAAATGGCTCTTGCGCAACCTCGTACCACTCAGTCGTGACACGGATGTCAGTTTTGAAACTTGGATATCCAGGACTAATTACCCCGAGTGGAGGCGCAATGAGTTAAGAATCGTCTATGAGAAGATGTTGGCCTTAGGCTGGTCCAAACGCTGGGCTAGGGTGGCAAGCTTCATCAAAGACGAGTGCTACGGGGAATTCAAACACGCTCGCTGCATAAACTCTAGGAGTGATGAATATAAAGTCACAACCGGGCCTTTCTTCAAAGCCATTGAGGAAGTTCTTTATAACAGGCCCGAATTCATCAAACACATTCCGGTCTCAGACCGTCCTGATTACATTAAGGGGTACCTAGAGCGAGAGGGCGTTAATTATGTGGCCACTGACTACACATCCTTTGAGGCCTTATTTACCAAGGATTTGCAAGACGCATGTGAAATGCAGCTGTATTCTTATATGTTACAGCATGTGTCTGGAGGGTCACAAGCAGTACGTCTCATTTACGACACGCAGACTGGGATAAACCGTTGTAAGTTTAAATACTTAGACGTTTCTGTTCCAGCCAAGAGGATGTCGGGTGAGATGTGCACCTCACTGGGTAATGGTTTTTCCAATCTCATGATAATGTTATTCACATGTCAAGAGGTTGGTTCCAGAAACGTGCGAGGCTGTGTGGAAGGAGACGATGGGCTTTTCAGCATGGAAGGTCCTACCCCGCGTCCATCAGATTTTGAACGGCTAGGCCTGATCATCAAGCTCGAAGTGCACCCCAATGTCAACACTGCGAGTTTTTGTGGGATGATCTTTGATACAAAAGACCGCATCATCATTTCAGATGTGATGGGTCACCTAGCTCGGTTTGGATGGACAAAGGCGAAATATTCTGGATCTAAGGATATTGTTCTTTTACGTCTCTTGAGATCAAAGGCTCTCTCCATGTTGTATAGTTACCCGGGATGTCCAGTCCTGTGGAAGCTAGCACGATATGGTTTGCGTGTCACAAGCCGCGCCGAAAAATCCAACTTATCTCGTTATGACGAGAGTTGGTGGGAAAGAGAGCAAGCCAAGTTACGAGCCCAGGTCGATTTTGGGGAAGTTTGGTCACGTGAGCCTACTGCAGCCAGCCGCTTGCTGGTTGAAGAAAAGTATGGTGTTACTGTAACTGACCAACTGAGAATCGAGGCGTATCTTGACTCGTTGGACAAAGTCCAACCTTTGAGCTGCGATGCTATAAGTCGGAATATGCATCAGGATTGGCTTACCTATAGTGCGAGGTATGTCCTTCCGGCCGACGTACGCAGTGATCTTAGACAAGATGCATGGCCGCGCATGGTCAATTTCAGACTTAGGTTGGCGTAGCCACCTGCTGCTTGCAG